CCGTGGGCGGGTGGCTCGACCTGAGCGGCACGGGCATCACGGCGCTGCCGGACAATCTGACCGTGGGCGGGTGGCTCGACCTGAGCGGCACGGGCATCACGGCGCTGCCGGACAATCTGACCGTGGGCGGGTGGCTCAACCTGAGCGGCACGGGCATCACCGAATCGGAAATTGAAAAAGTGAACCAACTGCATAACAGTGATTACCGTCCAGGCCATTGGATTTATGCTGATAATATTTTAAGCCATATTAAAAAGGAAAAGCATCTTAAGCAGTACACATTTTACGTGGGGCGAATACCCGGTAGAAACGTCATTTTCGATGGAGCAAATTATGCTCACTGCGCCACGCTTCGTGAGGGAATTTCCGATTTGCTTTTTAAGTCTGCATCAGACCGCGGTGCAGATCAATACAGCGGCCTTCCCCTGGATACCGAGATGGGTGTTGAGGAGGCTGTGGCCATGTACCGAATCATCACCGGCGCGTGCAAACAAGGGTCCGAGCAGTTTGTGAACAGCCTGGGGAATAAGCTCAAAGAGCGATACACCATTCGGGAGATGCTGGAGCTTACGAGAGGGCAGTATGGGTCGGAGAATTTTGCGAAGTTTTTTGAGGTATAAAAGGCGCTCGTGTTTAGACACATGGAAAACCCCGTCGGATGGGCGAACATCCGGCGGGGCGGGACAAGCACTACTCGCAATTAACCTGTCGCCTTGATTGTAACACAACGCAAGCAGAAAATCAAATTTAAATTTTTAAAATCCCCAACATCGTTCAGGGCTTTACGGCTCTCTGTATGTCTATACATAACTCAATCGGTCACGAAACGAACGAACAAAACACAGACGGACAGGACAAAAAAGTGCAGGAAAAAACAGCTTATAAAAAAACAAAGCCCTGAACGATGTTGGGGATACATAGGAGGAAATCATGGCTGTTGAAATGAGCGCAATGTGGAAGCCCGGATTTGCGGCGCTCCACAAAGCGGACGCTCAGCTTGTTGCGGCGGAAATCGCTTCTATCGGCGATAGCGCCACGCCCGCGCAAATCGTGGACAAGGCCCGCGATCCCAGCTCCGAGCTCCACAAATGCTTTGAGTGGAACGATGCGGTGGCCGCTGAAAAGCACCGGCTGGACCAAGCACGGCAGGTGGTACGCCATCTGGTGATCCGGGAAACCGTTCGGGAGGACAAGCCCCCAATCCGGTTCTTTTTCAAGCCGGAGAGCGGGAGCGGCTACCGGCCCGCGCAGATCATCGTGCGTAATCAGGACAGCTACCAGAACCTTTTGGCAAGCGCTTTGCGGGACTTGGAGGCCCTGCGGGTGAAGTACCACAGCTTGACGGAATTGGAGGCCGTCTTTGACGCAATCGAGGAATTGATGCGGGGTAAGGCCAGCTAAACGGCGGCGCGGTGGGCGGTATTGGCGGCTTGTAACCGCTAAACGAAATTCACGAATCAAAACGAATGCTTAGATTTGGACACGAAATGACAGAATAGCGCAAAACAAACCGCCAATAGCGCCCACCGCGCACACTACACTACCCATACAAAACATATCAGGATTGCAAAGGTCAAAACACTACATCACAATCAATCCCCGGCGGTGCTGGCGGCTCGTTGGCCGTCAAGGAAAGCGCACAACGACCAAGTAAAAAACAGTGCATATCAAAACAATATAACACAACGAACTGCCAGCACTGCCGGGGAGCCAACCATCACCCGCTCCAGATTGCGGTTTGTGACCGCAGCACTATTTAAGAGTACAGAAAATATCAGAACGCGAAATGAAATAACAAAACAATATATTTCAGGATAACAGACCGCAATCTGGAGCGGGTGAGCATCAAACACATAGCGGGCATTTTAGGGGGCTTGTCCTCTAAGCAAACCTCAGAAAAATTCGACTAAGGATTCTTTACCACAGGAGAATTCACAACAGCAAAGAACTTATATAAAACAAGTCAGTATAGAACACGACAAGCTCTCTAAAATGCCCGCTTACATAGGAGGAAAAGAAAATGTCAAAAGAAACTATCATCGAAATCCAGCCCATCAGCGTGATCCACGCCAAAGTCACTATTGAGGGCGACGGCGACCTGGTTTTGAACAAGATGAACGCTCCAACCATCCGGCAGTTGACCGACGCCCGCAAGGACAAGGCGAAGAAGATGGAGAAGCCCAACGAGTGGGAGCAGATTATCACCTCCATGCACTGGCGGGACGGCACCCCCACCGACTTCACCGAGGACGGTTTGCGGGAAGCCCTCCTTCACAACGCCCCCTGCATTTCCGCTTTTGGGCTGAAAAAGTCTTTCGGGCAGGCTGTGGTGCGGGGCGGGCTGGATAAGTATTCTACCAAGTTTGACGCCGGTGTGAACATCGTGGCCCCCGGCGGGCTGGTGCCCATCACCTTCACGGAACACTACATCGACGAAAAGCTCATGTCCCCCAAACGTGGCGCTCCCGTGCTGGCCCGTCTGAACCGCTTTACCGGCTGGACGGCGACCTTCGAGATCGCCTGTGTCGAGACCTCCTATTCTCTGGAGAGCGTGACCAACATCATCAATTTGGCCGGGTTTGGCCTGGGCATTGGGAGCTGGCGCACGTCTGGTTTTGGGCGGTATCATGTGTCCAATGTGAAGTGAGGGCGAACCAATGCGCAAACGTTTTGACGATGTCTTCGCCGCCCTCGTGTTTGCGGCGGCAGTGGCGGTAGCCCTAGCGGGTGGCTGGTGCCTCTCCCACTCCATTGAGCGGGCTGGGGCGGAGCTACCGCCCCAGGTGGCGGAGGTACATATTGAGCTTCCTCCACCTGGACCTGAACCCACCCCGGAACCCCTTCCTACGCCAACCCCCGTACCCTGCGACCCCGCCGTGCCGCTGTCGCCGGACCTCCAGCTGGTGCTCCGTGAGGCGTGCGAGGAAAGCGGTGTCCCCATCGCGCTGGCCCTGGGGCTCATCGAGATGGAGAGCTGCTTCCAGGCAGAGGCGGACAACGGTTCGTGCTATGGGCTGCTCCAACTCAACCGGGACTATTTCCCGGACAAGCTGTCACCGGAGGACAATCTGCAGGCGGGCATCGGCTATTTGGGCCAGCTCCTGGAGCGGTACGGGGACCCGGCGGCGGCACTCACCAGCTACAACGCGGGCTATGACACCGGGGCTAGGGGCTACGCCAACGCCGTTCTGGCGGCGGCGCAGAGGTGGGATAACTGGGCTCAGCATTGATCTACACATTCTGATATCAAAATACACACCACAGGAGGCCCATGGATAAAGGCGCGCCGCCTCCATGACGATGGAGGGACCGTGGTCATGAAAAAAGAAGTCTATAAAGGAGGAACTATGAAGGGCACATTCAAAATTACTTTGGCCTACCTAAAGGAACTTGGCGCGTGCCGTGAAGGTCAGCGTGAGTTCCAGAAAGCGTTCCCGGACGGCGGTGAGTATCAGGAGGTGCTTGACCGCTGCGCAGAGGAAGGTCGGCTCGATTTTGCTGGCTGGCTGTTTTCCCACGTGGGCCATACGGAAGATGTCCGCACCTATAGTGAGGATATCGCTGAACCGGATAAAAACATCTTTTTTGCTGGGCGGATTGAGTTTGTTGGTTCGGTTTTCGCAAGGGGCATCGAGGCTGGCTGTGGCATCAAGGCTGGCGAGGGCATCAAGGCTGGCGAGGGCATCAAGGCTGGCTGTGGCATCGAGGCTGGCGAGGGCATCCTGGCTGGCGAGGGGTATTGTGTTTTTGCCGGACTTTGTGTCCCGATGTCGAGTTGGGAGTCTCTTGCGGTTGTGACCGCCAAATCCAAGCCAAACAATTTGGCGTCTGGTTTCTGGAAGCCATTGGAGGACAGTGATGAGAAAACGCAGTGACATTGTTCCCGCCCTGTTGGTTGTGGCGGGCGTGGCGGCTGTGCTGATCACCTGGTGGGCGCTCGTTTGCGCCGGGATGCGCTTATGAGGCGGTGGACAAGCCTTGCGGCATTTATGCTGATCCTGCTGTTCTCCGCGGCAGCGGACGGTCTGATGGATGTGCTTGGGCCGGGGCTGTTCTTGGTGGTTGGCACAGTGGTTATGGGCGCGGCGTGGGCGCTGATGGAATATAAGGAGGTGCAGGAATGAGCAGTGGGAAGAAGATTGTTTGTTTCAGCGGCGGTCACTCTTCTGCGCTGGCGGCGATTGAGACGGCCAGGAAGTACGGGACCGAAGGAATGATTCTCCTGAACCATGATATTTCCCCGCACGTTGAGCATGAGGACATCAAGCGGTTTAAGCTGGAGGTGGCGGAGTATATCGGCCTGCCGATCACATACGCCAATATGCCGGGATGGGAAACTACGCCGCCGCTGGCCGTGGCTGTGGCAAACAAGGCGTTCAAGGCTTTTACCCGCCCGGCGTTCTGCACCAGCAGGCTTAAAACAGAGCCGTTTTATAAATGGCTGGAGGAAAACGGAGCGCCCGGCGACTGGGTAATTTATGGATTTGACGCAGAGGAAACCAGCAGAATGAACCGCCGGAGCGACATTATGAACGCCATGGGGTATAAAGCGGTGTTCCCGCTGGCGGACTGGCAGCGGACGATTTGGGCGACCGAGGAAGTGGGGGTAGCGCGGCCCGGCACCTATGCAACCTATAAGCACGCAAACTGCATCGGGTGTCTGAAAGCCGGGAAACAACACTGGTATTGCGTGTACTGCCTGCGCCCGGATATTTGGGAAGAGGCGAAAGCGGCGGAGGAAACAATCGGATACAGCATTATCAAGGGCGTTTACCTGAAAGAGCTTGAACCGAAGTTCCAGGAAATGCGCGACGTTCTCCGCATTATGCCAACGGATAAGACCAACAGCGCCCGATTCTGGAAGAAAGTCCGGGAAGCAATGCCGGAGGAACAGTTGGAGCTGCCGTGCGACTGTATTTCTTGACATTGGAGGCACAGGAATGAGCTTCTACACTTTTTACGACAATGCCTGCCGCGCATACTACGTTTCCGAGCCGCCGCTGGAGCCGCCGGACTGTTGGCAGGAGGATCCTGGAGAAACAGAGGAGGAAGGATACGACCGGGAGGAGGATGAGATGAATGGAATCTTTAATCGAGGTTAAGCAATTGCCTGTTAGCCCGCTTCAATTCCAGGCTATACGAGCACGGGGGACTTTGCGGTTGGAAGAAGCTCGCTCTCTGATATGTACGCCGGAAAGTCTTGCGTCTGTCAAGACGAATCGAGCGGAAACGCAGAAAGAATATGACGCACTGGAGGAGTGGCGCAAGGCGCTCAAAAGCTGGGCGATGGAGGAGTACAAAAGGTTTGAGGCCGATTACAAGGACGCATCGAAAGGTTATGTTGATGCACTCTCTTTGTACTCCAAAGAAATACAAGAAACGGAGGTTTCCATCAAACAGGACTGTGAGGATGGCTTGCGGGCCTATTTTGACGAGCTGTGCGCTGTCCATCATCTGGATTGGCTGGTCTATGAGCGGGCCGGAATCAAGGTGAATATGGCCTCAGCAAAGGCCAAGACGCCCAAGAAACTACGGGATCGGCTGGCAGCGTTCGTGGCTGGTGTCAGTGAGAGCGTTGGCCGAATCAGCCTCCTGGATGACGCTGAGGAAATCATGGTGGAGTTCCAGCGGTCGCTTGACGCGGCGGGCGCGATCTGCGCCGTCCAGGATCGCCACCGGCGCATCGAGGAACAGCAGGCGGCGCAAGAGGCCCGCAAGGCGGAGCGGGAGCGTGAGGCGGAAATGGTGCGCCGGGTGGAGGCCCTGGCCCCGCCGGTGGCTGTGCCCGCGCCCGCGCCCGCGCCGGAAAAGAGCCTGGATGACATCATCCCGGTGTGTTCGTTCACCGTATATGACGCGCCCCGGCGCGTTCTCAGGCAAATCAAAGAAATCTTGAATATGGAGGGTATCAGATATGAGTAACGAATCTATGCAGGCCCAACGCCCCGCTTTTTCGGCGGTAATTTCTACCCCGACCTATCAAAAGCTGATTAACAAGACCATCACGGATCCCAAGCGGGCCAGTAGGTTTGTTTCCGCCATCACCAGCGCCGTGGCGGTCAACCCTTCCCTTCAGGAATGCGACCCCCGGACGATCATTTCAGGGGCGCTGCTGGGCGAAAGCCTGAACCTTTCCCCGTCCCCACAGTTGGGCCAGTATTATCTTGTGCCCTATGAGAACCGCAAGAAAGGCTGCAAGGACGCACAGTTTCAGCTTGGGTATAAGGGCTATGTCCAACTGGCCCTTCGTTCCGGCTATTACAAGCGGTTGAACGTGATTGCTATCAAAGAGGGGGAGCTGATTCATTGGGATCCCCTGACGGAATACTGCGAACTGAACATGATCCAGGACGACACGCAGCGGGAGAGTACCCCCACCGCTGGCTATCTGGCCTCCTTCGAGTACCTGAACGGCTTTACCAAGACCATCTATTGGAGCAAGGAGAAGATGATCGCCCACGCAGACCGTTTTAGCCCTGCATTCAGCAAGGAGGCCACCAACGGGAAATACCCGAAAGTGTCCTTTGCCGACTATGAGGCCCACAACTACCCGGCGAAGGACGAATGGCTCTATTCCTCTTTCTGGTACAAGCAGTTTGACGCTATGGCGTTCAAGACCATGCTTCGGCAGCTCATTTCCAAGTGGGGCGTCATGTCGATTGACCTCCAAACTGCGTTTGACAACGACCGGGAATATGTAGAGCCGGATGACTACATCCAGGCGGAGGCGGCGGAACTGCCAGAACAGGCGGAGGCGGAGGCGGCGGAACTGCCAGAACAGGCGGAGGCGGGGGCAATCGAATTGCCGGAGGACGCCGCACAGAAGGAGAAGCGGGTGAGCCTAAGTGACGTATGACATCCTGGCCACTGGTTCCAGCGGGAACGCCGTAGTCATCAACGGCGAAATCCTGATCGACTGCGGTGTGCCCATGAAGTTGCTGCGGGAGAGCGGGTACATCAAAGACCTGCGGCTGGTTCTTCTGACCCACGAGCACGGCGACCATTTCAACAAATCCACGGTGCGTGCGCTCCACCAGGAGCGGCCCGCCCTGCGGTGGGGGTGCTGTGAGTGGATGGTGCCGCATTTGCTGGAGGCCGGGGTGGATAAGCGCTCCATTGATGTTACGCGACCAACAGAACCAGGGGAAAGCAGCCATGCTCTCATTTACAATAACTTTGTAATCGTCAATCCGGTTCATCTGGTGCATGATGTCCCAAATTGCGGATGGATCGTACATAAGGATCACGAGTATCTTTTCTACGCCACCGACACCAGCACCCTTGAGCATATCGAGGCCAAGAACTACGATTACTATCTTATCGAAGCCAACCACACCAAAGCGGAGATCGAAGCCCGCATAGAGGACAAGCTGGCCCGCGGCGAATTCGCCTATGAAGTGCGGGCGGCGCAGAACCATTTGAGCCAAGAGCAGGCGCTGGACTGGCTGGCCCGGAACGCTGGGCCGAACAGCAAGTATGTATTTCTGCACCAACACAGAGAGGAGAGGAGAGGAATAAAGATGGCTGAATACATTGAGCGGGAAGAAGCACTTGAGGCCTTGTTATACGAAATGTGTGGAACAGGCTACCAAACGACAGCTATGATGGCAGTCAGGCGAATCCCCGCCGCCGACGTTTCCCCGGTGGTGCATGGCCGATGGGAAGTGTCTGATACACCTTGCGAACGTTTTAAGTGTTCCGAATGCGGCGGAGGATGCTGGTATTACGATTACCAGGGAGACGTTGCAAAGAGCAGATATTGTCCCAGTTGCGGCGCAAAAATGGACAAGGTGGCCACCGATGGAGACTAAATGCTGCGGGACGTGCAAGTGGCACGAATGTGAGATGGACGACAGTTGGATTTGCGTCAACAACGACAGCGAATTTTGCGCCGATTGGACGCCTTATGACCACTGCTGCGAGGAATGGGAGGGGCGAGCATGAACACCATCTATAAACCGAATGGCGCGGCGGCGCACATCAAGGACAGCCTGCAGGCGGAAATGGAGAAAGCGTGATGGACTGGACACCCCTTTACATCACCACCCCCGCTGACCGCGAGGCGGTGGCCCTGGCCCTTTACCGGGCCGGGTACACCGTCCGACAGCGGCGGCGGAAGGATGAAAACAAGACCGTGATCTTTATTGAGTATAGGAGGGAAAACGGTGTTTGACAGAACAAAATTTCAGGTTGAAGTGCTGAAAGATATGCTTAGCGCAACAAAACGCATGAGGCGTATAAATATTTCCGATGACGATATTGGCCTTACGGATGGGTTTTATATTATAGTTTTTAAAAAGTGCGAATTGAAAATCAGGTGGGAAGATATCCCAGAATTTCAGTACGACACCTCCGCTGATAAGGATCAAATGATCCAGATTTTTGATTCCAACGTTAGAAAAAGGGATGGGAGCCGAACGCTGGCAAAACTCTGGTCCAAAGATAAGAAAACGATTTCTCTTGTGAACCAAAAGTACTTAAGCTTTTTTCCCAGAGGTCAGTTCTTTTCTAATGGTGGGACAACAAATGTTTATGTCTATGACGGAATCGGCTCACTGGTTGGACTTATTCTTCCTGTGAGAGGACAGGAATTTTAATGCTCAACCGTATTGTAATTATGGGCCGCCTGGCCCGGGACCCGGAGCTGCGCCGTACCCAGAGCGGCACTGCCGTTGCCAGCTTCACGCTGGCGGTGGATCGGGACTTCAAGGACAAGCAGACTGGCGAGCGGGCCACCGACTTCATTGACGTGGTGGCCTGGCGGCAGACCGGTGAGTTTGTCAGCCGTTACTTCTCCAAGGGCCGCATGGCCGTTGTGGAGGGCCGCTTACAGATCAGGGACTGGACCGACAAGGAGGGCAGCAAGCGCCGCTCCGCCGAGGTGGTGGCCGACAGCGTCTACTTTGGCGATTCCAAGCGGGACGGCGACAGTTCCAACACCTCCAGGGGCTGTCAGGGTCAAGTGGATTATGGGACGCCATCCGGCGGAGACCAGTTTTCGGAGCTGGCGGATGATGATGGTGATTTGCCATTTTAGGAGGGATACATATGACGCACGAAGAAGCGGCGGCGTGGGTTAGTTCGCTGAAGCCGGGAGATATTGTGATAAGGCGGTACCGCGGCAACATTTCCCCAATCATCGTTAAAAAGGTAACACCAAGCGGGATTGTGCGGACAATTGGAGGATATTCGTTCAAGCTTTCCTACAGCGGAATAGTTGCTTCATACGGAAGAGGATACAGCGGAGAAACAGTTCCGGGAACGGATGAGCTGCTTTCCACTATTGATAAGCGGAACACGGTCAACAGGGCGATGCGCTTCATGCACAACACCAGGGAGGTCAACTACGAGTTCGCAAAAGACCTGCTGGAGTTGTGTGAGCAGCACGATATTGATACTTAGGCGGGGTAAAGAGTGACTTACATAGACTATCTGAACGATTTCAACCAATGGCTCGAAACCAACGCTTTGCCAGCGTCCTCACAATTGATGTTCTACAAATTATTGTATGTCTTCAATAGAGCGGGTTGGCCGGAGTACGTAGGAGTAGATAACTTGCGGTTGATGCTCATGACAGATACGAAGTCCGAAAAAACGGTCATTCGAGCACGAGACAAGCTGGTGGAGGCCGGATTTATCACCTACAAAAAAGGGCGCAAGGGGACACCGAATCAGTACGCCCTTTGCAAAAAACACTGTAATAATTACAGTATATCCGACAGTGTTTCCGCCAGTATATCCGACAGTGTTTCCGCCAGTATATCCGACAGCCATATAAAGACTAAGACAAAGACTAAGACAAATAAAGATGACGATGATAGAGCGCACGCGCGCGACGAGGGCCTTGGGCGCGTCATGTCTGCATACATGAACCACATAGATCCGCTTCCGACACAGACAAGTATTGACCTGCTTAAGGGGTACGTACAGACGCTCGGGGAGGAAGTGTGCTTACGGGCTATTGACCGAGCCATAGACGCAGGGGCAAGGAAGTGGACTTATATCTGTAAAATTTTGCAGAATTGCGAAAAGGATGGCATTCATTCTGTCGCAGACTGGAACAGAAAGGAGATGGAGCGCCGTGGACATGGCAGAACTGCTGGCCGTGATGCCGCCCAAAGTGGCGGAGAAGGTAAAAAGTGGAACCTTGAAGCCACTGAGCTTTGAGGAATCCCTCGAGGCGAAAAAAAGCGCAGAAAACTCGGTGGCGGGAAACCTGACCGGGGTTGACTGCTCTTTGTGCAGAAACCGGGGAACCATCACGGAAATTCGCGGGAAATACCTGGTAAATGTGGAATGCCAGTGTATGGCGAAACGCAGGAGCTTGCGGCAAATCGAGCGAAGCGGCATGAGGGATCTTTTGGAACGATGCACACTGGAGAACTTTGAGACTTTAGAGCTCTGGCAGGCCGAAATGAAGCGCAGGGCCGTTGACTTTCTGGAAAACGGGAGGGGAAAATGGTTTTCTGCGGTTGGCTCTGTGGGAGCGGGGAAAACCCATATTTGTACTGCCATCTGTGGAGAGCTGCTGAACAGGGGGCTTGGGGTTCGCTATATGCTTTGGCGCGATGAATCTGTGAAGCTCAAGGCTACAGTGAACAATGCGGACGAATATGAGCGGCTGATTCGCCCGTTTAAGAGTACACCGGTTCTTTACATTGACGACCTGTTCAAGACAAAAAAAGGGGCTGAAATCACCCAAGCAGACGTGAATCTTGCGTTTGAAATTATCAATTTCCGGGATGTGGGGAAAAATCTTACGACCATCATTTCATCTGAAAAAACGCTTGACGAAATCATGGAGATAGATCAGGCGATTGGAAGCCGAATTTTTAAACGGTGCAAGGGGTACTACCTGAAGCTGACTGGGGATAAAAATCGGAGGCTGGTATAGCCGTGAAGCTGGTGATTTTTGGGCCACCCGTGACAAAAAAGAACAGCCAGCGCATTATTCGACTGGGAAATGGGCGGCGCATTATAAAGCCGTCCGCCAAATTTGAGGAGTACCAGGAAATGGTTGGGATGTACATACCGGCACGGGTGCGGCTGATGATTGATAGGCCGGTGAATGTGAAGTGTATGTATTTTATGCCGACCCGCCGCCGGGTGGACTTGGTGAACCTGCTGGAGGCCACTTGCGACATTTTGGTGCATTACCGGGTACTGGCAGACGATAACAGCAAAATCATTGTCTCGCTCGATGGAAGCCGGGTACTGTACGACAAGGACAGGCCAAGAGCGGAGATTGATATAACGGAGGAAGATGACAATAGTGAGGGGCGGGTAGTAGAAGCATGATAACAAGTGACCCCTATGGGATTAGATACGCCTGTGCGCCTTGGGTTGAACGGTTTGCGGCGGAGGATTTGCTCGTATCAGACCCGCCGGAAAGAATTGCCGTCTGCACCGCGTGTACAATGGAGGAATGCCGCATGGAATCTGTTGACTGCCCTTTGAATGGCAAGAAAAATAGGGAAAAGGCGTTTAAAAAATGCAAAAGCAGAAAAACGCCTCATGAAAAAATGCTGGAGCGTGATGAAATAATCCGCGATATGATACACGCCGGGTGGCGGAACGACGAATCCATCTGCGAAAAACTCGGAATTAGCAAAAGCACGCTCTATGGCGCCAAGCGGCGGCTGAGGGATGCAGGAGAAATCAGGTGATGCGCATGGGTGTGAAATGTGAGCTATACAACGACAACTTCCAGAACTGGAAGAAATATCCGATTCAAAAGGCCCAGCTCGTGATCGCGGATATTCCGTACAATATCGGGGCAAATGCTTTCGGCAGTAACCCGGAGTGGTACATAGGCGGCGACCGGCGCAATGGCGAGAGCAAAAAGGCGGGGAAAGCGTTTTTCCACTCTGACTTCAACTTCAATATCGCCGAATACTTCCATTTCTGCAACAAGCTCTTGAAGAAGGAGCCGAAAGAGCGGGGACAGGCCCCGGCTATGCTGGTGTTCTGTTCGTTCCAGCAACTGCAAACAGTGATCGTGTACGGCGGGAAGCACGGGTTCAAGCACAATATCCCACTGGTGTTCGTCAAGAACTATTCCGCACAGGTGCTCAAGGCGAATATGCGGGTGGTGGGGGCCACGGAATACGGCCTCCTGCTTTACCGGGACAAGCTACCCAAATTCCGCAACGATGGGCAGATGATTTTCAACTGGTTTCCCTGGGAGCGGGACGGGGCGAACATCCCGAAAATTCATGATACACAGAAGCCAGTGAGGCTTCTGAAGCGGCTGATTGAGATTTTCACTGATCCGGGCGATGTGGTGATCGACCCATGCGCAGGGAGCGGGTCCACCCTGCGGGCGGCGTATGAGCTGGGGCGGCATAGTTATGGGTTTGAAATATCAAAAAAGTTCTGCCAGCGGGCAAAAAATGAAATGCTGGTGGATATGGAGAGCCTGGACGCGCTGGAAGGCGGACAGGAAACAATGTTTGATTTGATGGGAGGGTTGTGACTTGCCGGAGCATATTCTATCGCTCAGCTAAGGACGTACCAAAATCAATTTTGAAAGGTTTTTGCTTTGCCTGCGGCAAGCCCCTCACCGAGGGAGCCTGGGCGGAGCTGGAACGAAGGATTGGAGGAAACGATGGAACGACTGACTAAACGATTTGATGGCTGGGTCATGAGGGAAGGATGCCATGGGCCTTGCAGAACGTGTAACGGGGTGAAATGTGCTGATATATTCCCTATGATTGACCGCCTCGCCGCCTACGAGGACACCGGGGTGATGTCGGAGGAGGTAGCACAAATAAAACTTGCACTTGAAGGGAAACTTCTTGCGGAAATTAAAGAATTTGATGGTATCCCGGCATACCGTGTAGTTGGGCCACGTAAAGGCCATCATACGGGCCTATCCGGGGCAGATGGAGTGGGAGGCATTGATGGAGAACGAATTCCCTAAACGGCTACAAAAGTTGAGGGAGCGGGAACATATAAGCCGGATAGTTTTATCCCAGTTTTGTGGGTTGCCAGATACAGCGATTCAGAAATATGAGCGTGGAGAATCAAAGCCAACAATGGATTCGCTGATAGCAATTGCAGACCATTTCAGTGTCAGTATTGATTACTTGGTAGGGAGAAAAAATTATTGAATCTGACCTTTTTTGGTCTGCCGATGTTTTAGGATGTGCGATAATAGGAGCGTGGGTGGTGCAACCCACACCCTCCATTCTTCCTCCCTCTTGCGCAAGGGGCGGCAGTGTGGCAGCTGCCGCCCCGTCCATGCCGCCGGAATCTGCATGAGGAAACCCGCGGCACCACATCGGCGTGTACCATTTTCACGGCAAAACATCCGCTTGAGCCGTGGGAATCCTGGGAAGAGCGGAAAGAGAACACCAGTCGTACGCGCCGGTGTCCAGCCGGGATAGTCCGTCCCGCCCGTTAAGCCGGGCCACGCCGTCACTGGATAACGGCCCCAGCGTCCTGTGATTTGGACGGTCACAGGCACCCGTCAGCCCTGCGGGACAGAATGGGGCAAATTCCGCTGAAAACTGCGCTGGAGACGCTAAAGTACACGGTGTCTTACCGTAAGGCGTGTGAAAATCTAAGCGGAGAGCCCCGCCGCCATTCTCCCGACGGCGGGGCACATACGCAGCCAACCGGCGCAGGAGCCGGGGGCTGTACGCTCCTTAAATGTGATGGTCTAAATCCTCATGACTGGTGCTTGTTGCCGCAAGCTGGTGAGAAAAAGCCAGTCACTACGGCCCATTAGCTCGAAGGTCGAGCGGCTGGCTCATAACCGGCTGGCCCAGGTTCGATTCCTGGATGGTCCACCAGAGCAGTACACGCCTATGGGCGTATCATCCCGCAAAGTCCGTAACGGCGGGCCGTATTCGAGCCCGCACGGCGGATGGCGGTGATGACGATGACACTTTCCATAGGCCCATATATACAACCCCGTAGGGGTTGATATATTGGGCCGTATGGAAAGGCAAGCGGAGGACGGTAATGATAATCATTCCGATGCGGAGAAAATGGAAACGAACGCTTGACAAAGTGAGAGAACAGTGCGTTGTTTACCATGTTTTTGGAGACTGGTACATCGTTCGAAATCTTTTAAGGGATTCTAAAATCAGGAGCCTCAAGGAAGCTGTTTGGCTTGTGACGTGGTTTCTGGTGAACGAAAAAGATTTTCCGACTGCGTGACGATAGATTTTGACTGAGAGGTGGGTGACGTGGCCCGTGGAAAGTTTGAATACTGGCTGACCGAGGACGGGCTGACGCTGCTGGAGGGATGGGCCAGGGACGGCCTTACCGATGAACAAATTGCACACAATGTTGGAATTACTGCCACTACTCTGTATGAGTGGAAAAAGCGATTTCCTGAGATTTCTGAGGCCCTAAAAAAGGGCAAAGAGGTTGTGGACTTCCAAGTGGAGAACGCACTATTACAATCCGCCCTCGAAGGGAACATCACCGCTCAGATCTTTTGGCTTAAAAACCGCCAAAAAGTAAAGTGGAAGGACAAACCCGTGGAAGATGCCCAAACCGCCGCCCTTGAAACCGCCATGCGGGCGTTGGCGGACATCATCGAGAAGCCAGCGCAGACCCGGAATATTGGGGATTTTGAGGAATGAGGGAGAAAGATGGAATGGAGAGACATAGAGGGGTTTGAGGGGCTGTATGAGGTCAGTAATACTGGATTAGTCCGAGCAAAAGACCGTGAGATAAAAATCCGTGATTTTTACAGAAAGGTCAAAGGCGGTATAAGAAAGCTGTATGATGACCGGCATGGATATCTTTTGGTTGATTTGTATACGGGAAATGTTCGAACAAAATGTAAAGTTCATCGGCTTGTGTTGGAAGCGTTCTCTCCCGTCCCGAATTGTGAAGGTCTGGATGTCAATCATATTGATGGCGATAAGAAAAACAATAACCTTTCAAATTTGGAGTGGTGCACCAGACGAGACAATTTGATTCATGCTGTGAATACCGGCCTTACAAGTAAAAATATTGGGCTGGTAGCATATAAAGACGGAAAAGAATATCGGTCAAGTAGCATTTACGGAATGTATGACATTCTGAAAGGCGTTGAAAAGATAAACTGCAAAAGGAAAACATTTGGAGGAAATGTATGCCGGGCCATAAACACAAGCGGAGTTTACTACGGATATAGTTTTCGGAAGTTGGTGATTTGATGAATCTTCCTGCACCATTCTCTCAGAACCAGAATGAATTTTTCTGGAGATGCTTTGATAGCTGGCTCAATGTGGCGGAGGGTGGTTAGGCAAGCGCGGCGGAAAAAACGTCCTTATCACGATGGCTTACTGCTCCATCCTGGAGAAGCACCCCAGCAAGATACACCTGATTGCCGGGGTGTCCACGTCAACCGCCCGCCTTAACATCCTGGACTGTGACGGATATGGCATGATGAACTTTTTTGAGGGAAGGTGCAGGCTGGGCCAGTACCAGAACCGTGATTGTCTGTATGTAAACGCACCGGCAGGAGAAAAAATCGTGCTGGTATCTGGTGGGGGGAAAGACCGGGACGAACGCCTGATTAAGGGCAATACATACGGCACGGCCTACATAACCGAGGCAAATGAGTGCCACCCGAACTTCATCCAGGAGGTTTTTGACCGGACAATTTCAAGCCCTGACCGCAAGGTGTTTCACGACCTGAACCCGAAAGCGCAGGGCCACTGGTATTATGATATTTTGAAGTTCCATGAGGAACAGCAGCGGCTTGACCCGGCCTACGGATACAATTACGGCCACTTCACCATCGCGGACAACATGAGTGTGTCTGATGAACAGCTACGGCGGATTCTCAAGACCTATGATAAATCTACCGTGTGGTATGCACGGGATATCTTGGGGCAGAGGAAAGCGGCTGAGGGCCTGATCTACCAGTACTTCGCCAACCACACCGACGAATTCCTGATTGACACTCCGCTGAAATGGTGTGAGGAAAAACGACAGAGGATTACCACCGTCATGATTGGCGTGGACTTTGGCGGAACTGGTTCCGCGAACAAGTTCCAGGCCACAGGCATTACAAATTGCGGCACAGTGCTGGCCCTGGATGAGGAGTATATCAAGCGAGAAATCGACCCAGACGCGCTGAACCGGGAGTTTTCAACGTTTGTTCAGCGAGTGTCAGCGGCCTATGGCGATTCCGTAACCCGTGCCGACAGCGCCGAGCAAATCCTGATTCGTGGGTTCCGGCACACGGTGGAGAGAGACCGGCTGCGCACTACGGTTAAGAACGCTATCAAAATGGAGATCAACGACCGCATCCGCCTGGTGCTGCTGCTGATGGCGCAGAAGCGGCTATATATATATCGGAAGTGTGAGCACCTGATTGACGCGCTCCAGACTGCCGTCTATGACCCCAAGAGCTATGAGGACAAGCGGCTGGACGATGGGACAAGCGATATTGATTCACTCGATGCGTTCGAGTACACCTTGGAACCCTGGTACAAGCAGCTCATTAGGGCCGTGGACGAAAAGCCATACACCCCGCTGTGGGGATGATGGAGGTAAAGACCCGCCGCCGTTTGGAGAAAAGGAGAATATCACATGAACGAAATGATAATTTTTGAGAACGAGCAATTTGGGACTGTGCGCGTTATCGAGCAGGACGGCGAACCGTGGTTTGTGGCGGCGGATGTGTGTCGGGCGCGGCTGAATCCGTACAGAAAGTTGAGGGAGGTATGAGCGATTACAACATAAAAAGCATCCAAAAAAGTATTCGTAGAGAGTTCAAAGAAAAAGGTATTTTCTACACTACAAAAGACCTTGCCGAGCACCTGAAAAGTTTTCTGCCTGATGATGTGGATGAAATCTATGACCCCACCTGCGGAAACGGCGGCCTGCTGAGTGTGTTTGCGGACGATGTGCAGAAATACGGGCAGGACATCAACGCGGAACAGGTGAAGGACGCAGAGAACCGTCTGAAAAATTTCCACGGTGTTGTTGGCGACACGCTGAGAGAACCGGCGTTTTGGGGGAAGAAATTCAAGTACATCATTGCAAACCCGCCATTCTCTATCAAGTGGGAGCCAAAATTGGATGAACGGTTTGGCGGATGGCCCTGCTTGCCGCCGCCCAGCAAAGCGGATTACGCGTTCTTGGCCCATATTCTCCACTATCTTTCAGACGATGGGGATGCGATTGTCCTGAACTCTCCTGGGATTCTTTTCCGGGGCGGCGCGGAAGGAAAGATACGCCGCTGGCTGGTGGAACAAAATTATATTGATACCGTAATTTTGGTAGATAATGGGCATTTCGTTGATACGAAAATCGCAACAGCGGTTTTGATTCTGAAAAAGAACCGGGCAACAACCGATGTGAAGTTCGCTCATAATAATTTGGAGCGGGTTGTTTCTGTTTCTGAAATGGCCGGCAATGACTACGATTTGGATGTTTTGTCGTATATTCATGATGGAATAGAAAAAGAAGAAATTCTTCCGCCCGATGTTCTGATTCGGCAGTATCAAGAAAGACGCGATAGGCTGACTTCTGAAATGGATTGCATTCTCGGCCAGATTATGGAAATTCTTGAAGCAGATGGCAAGAAAAGATAAATTGCAACAGTGGTATATCGACCACGGGGTTTGCCCCGTGTGCGGGCGGCGTGAAGCGTGGCCAGGGGGCCAGACCTGCCCTGAATGCCGGGAAAAATCCACGCTGAACAATATAAAGTACCGCAGCCTTGACCGGGAACGAACCTATTACGCGCGCCGCAAGGAAAAGCGAGAGGCCCGCATTGCAGCTGGACTTTGCCCCAGGTGCGGGAAATCCGCAACAAACGGGCAACTGTGTTTGGAGCATTATATAAAAATGCGAAAAAGGCACGAAAAAGAGAAAGCGGAACGGGCGGCACGGGGCAATCCCCATAAATTGCGTATGGAAAGCGGTTTGTGCTATTGGTGCGATTCTCCTGCTATTGACGGGAAACGTCTTTGCGAAAAACATTACCGCGAACTGATGGAGCGGCCCGGATTTTCAAAGAGGGGAGGGAAAGACCACCCGTGGGCGAAAGACGAAACATCAAGGATAGAGGCGTTGAAGAAAAGCTGAATGAGTTTGCGGCGTTTCTGGAAGGAAAAGAACTCTCGCAAAACACGATTGCCGCTTACACAACATCTATGAAGCAGTTTTTTGAATCTCACGCAGACATTTCAAAAAAGAATGCACTTGCCTGGAAAAGGGAAATGCAAGAGCGCGGCTTGTCCCCTAAAACCATCAACATTCGGTTGAACGCATACAACACATATTGTGCCATGCTGGGAAATAACGCGGACAGCGTTAAAACCATGCGCGTCCATCAAGCGTCTGCTGTCAGCAATGTCATATCGGAGGCAGATTATAAAAAACTGCTTTCCGGCCTTGCGGAAGATAAAAATTGGCGCTGGTATTTTGGCGTAAAACTGCTGGCTATGACAGGGGCGCGGATAAGTGAATACATACGCTTGAAAAAATCTGATTTTGACCGTGGTTATGCAGAGATGTGGACGAAAGGGAAAAATCGTCGGATTTATATTCCTGATTCTTTTCGCAAGGAAGCGGCGGAACATTACAGCGACCTCGAAAGTTCGGACTACCTCATCAGAAACAGATATGGAGGGCAGTTTACCAGCCGTGGAGTAGCAGAAGCACTACAATCTCTTGCAGAAAGGCACGACATTGACAAGAAAGTAATGCACCCGCATTCATTCCGGCACCTTTTTGCTATTGAGTTTTTGCAAAGAAATTCTAACCTTTCTTTGCTTGCTGACGTGATGGGTCATTCCAGTGTGTCCACAACCGCAATTTATACTCGCATGACGCAAGAACAGCAGATTTCAGCAGTAAACAATGCTGTGAATTGGTAAGGAGGGCCGCCGAATTGAACATCCTGGAGAAACTGAAAGAAAAGGGCTATGACACCGTCCCCGCAGAGTTTTACGGCTGGATCGACACATGGAAGTCCTGGTATGATGGGAATGTCCCGGATTTCCACAATTACCGGGTGTTTAACGGACAGCAGACTGTCCAATGCACTCGATACACTCTGGGTATGGGCAAGAAGGTGGCGGAGGACTGGGCGAATCTCCTGCTGAATGAAAAAGTAAAAATCACTTTAGAGGGCAAACGGGAGCAGGAATTTTTCAATTCTGTCTGCCGCGCCAACAACTTTGAGGTCAAGGCAAACGAAATGCAGGAGATGAAAGCAGGGCTTGGAACTGTGGCCTATGTCCCCCGTGTGACGAACGTACAGTTTGGTGGTTTCATCGGGAAGATCGGGCGACTGCTTGGCATTGGCAGAACGGCAATAAAAATCGACTATGTGACAGCACAGAACATTTTCCCGCTGTCTTGGGAGAACGGACAGGTATATGAGTGTGCGTTTACCAGCAATGTGGTGGTTAAAGGGGAGAAATACCTCTATTTGCAGATGCACAGAGTTGGTGATGACGGGAATTACATAATCGAAAATTCTCTGTATCGCGATAATAATGGGGGTCTTTCTGAAGTCAGTATTCGCACCGTTCCGCGATTTGAAAGAGTTGCACCGGTTGTATATACAGGCTCTCCAGAGCGGCAGTTTGTTATTGACCGGCTGAACATTGCCAATAACTATGATTATACGCTTCCGATGGGCATCCCGGCATTTGCAAACGCCATCGACCAGATGAAAGGCGTGGATATCGCCTATGACAGCTATGTAAATGAGTTTGTTCTTGGCAAAAAACGTATCATGATCCAGCCTGGGGCCACAAAAACCATTGGTGGAAAACCGGTGTTTGACCCCCATGACGTGACGTTTTACGTATTCCCAGAGGACATCAAAGACGGAAACCTGATTGAACCCATTGACATGGCCCTGCGTACAGCAGAGCACAACGCAGGCTTGCAGGATATGCTCAATGCGCTCTCCAGCCGCTGTGGGTTTGGGGAGAACCACTACCGCTTCGACAATGGCAGTGTCGCCACAGCAACTCAGGTCATCAGCGAGAATTCCACGATGTTCCGCACCATCAAGAAACATGAAATTATTCTTCGCGATGTGCTGAAGGAACTGGCTCAGATCATTTTGCGGCTTGGGAATTCGGTGCTCCATATGGGCCTGGATGAGGATGTTGAGATTTCCGTTGATTTTGATGACTCCATAATCGAGGACAAGCAACAGGATTTTTCCCGCGATATGCAGCTGCTGAACGCTGATATCATGAATGCCTGGGAATTCCGGGCCAAGTGGATGAACGAGGATGAGGATACCGCAAAGGCATCCCTTCCCGGCATGGAGGATATGACGGACGAGGAACAGGACGAAATAGAGTAGAGCAATCAACAACTTTGCACCTTGACAACCTCATATCGAGATAGCGGAAAAACTCATCAGCGAAAATTCGCTGGTGAAATTTAGGTTTTATAAATCAACGAAATGATTGAAAATCATGTTGAATGCAGAAATTGCAAAGTTCCAAAAGGAAGAACGCGCCGCAGTTACCAGTCTGGATGTAGCAGAGACATTAAGCCCGCTGTAGCTGACCACGCACAAGAATATTTGGATATTCTGCGGGATTCATTGCGGAATGCTTGACCCATGTGCAGCAGTACAAGGGGATTATTGAGGGGGGATTGAGAATTGGATAAGATAATCAGAAGGCTACTCATAAACCAGTCGCATTTGGCCAACATACTGAAAATTATAATCTCCAATGTTTTTGAGTATCATTGCAATAGTTTAGATAGCGTGATATCCAATAATGAGAAAATTCTTGAAGAGTTGGATAAAATCGACAAGAAAAAGCAAAAAACAAAATGAAAGGAGGCCCCCATGCAAGTAACATACAACGGCTTCACCGGGGAGCTGGTGAAGCTGGAGCGGATCAAGTGTCCGCCGCTCAACGGAGCGCATATCTATGACATCTCCATTTATGACGATGAAAACAGGTGCATTCACTCCTTCACCGGCGTAAAGCTGGAAGACGTGAAGTTTTTGGGCGTGGAGGTAAGTTTTGGATGAAAAAAATTCCAACCCTGTTTGAACGAAGGTATGAAAACCACCGCATTGTTGGCATCAGCGATAAGGTGTGTCCCGGCATGGAATGGGTTCTTGCTGGAGAGGGCGTGGCAACGGTCAAGATTGATGGTTCCTGTTGCGCCATCATCAACGGCGAACCCTACAAGCGGTATGACGCCAAGAAGGGCAAGAAACCGCCTGCTGGCGCAATCCCCTGCTGTGAGCCTGACCCCGTAACGGGGCATTGGCCCCATTGGGTAAAGGTTGACGGGGATAACCATGCCGATAAATGGTTTATTGCCGCTTTTGAGAATTCTACTTGCCCACTCTCAGATGGTACGTTTGAGGCCGTTGGGCCGCACTTCCAGGGGAACCCATACAATTATACTTCGGATTTACTTCTCCCGCATGGAGATGAAAAAATTAGTGTTCTCAGAACCTTTGATGGAATCAGGCATTACCTTATGGAACACGAAATTGAGGGCATTGTGTTTTGGAAGGGCGGCGAACCGCGGTGCAAAATCAAGCGTTCCGATTTTGGCTTTGAATGGCCAGTCAAAGGGCGGTGACGTTCGGTGAGCAAACCGAAAATCAAATACGAGCTTCGCCAAGAACACATTCTGGCAATGGAGAGCGTGATGAACCAATATGGCGACACTGTATCTGCAAAGCCTGGAAAAGATGGGGAGATCAAGATCATCCGCGACAGAAAAGAACTTATCAAAATTGAGCCGGAAAAGGGCGGCTCTGGAGGCTGAAAGGAGCTGTACAAATGAACGAATTAGAAATCAAGCGTGTGCCCTTTATGGGAACGGAACTTATGGCGGCCCGTGACGCTGACGGGACTATCTGGGCGGGTGTCCGCTGGATGTGTGAGGGCATCGGGCTGAGCGAAGGACAAACCAAAAACGAACGTCTGAAAATTCAGAAGGATAAGGTTCTCACTAAAGGGGGATGAAATTTCGTCCTGAACGAAAGCGGTTACGGAAACCGTGAGGTTCTTTGCCTCAAACTGGATTTCGTACCGCTCTGGCTGGCAAAAATCAGCATCACGCCAACAATGGAGCAGGAAAACCCGGAACTGGCGGCAAAGCTGATGGAGTACCAGTTGAAAGCAAAGGACGTGTTGGCGGCGGCGTTCATGCCCACCGCAGGAGGATACACCAAATTCTCCAAGGAACTGCAAGCTATCTTCATGCTGGACAACCGCACCGTACAGCATGAGCAGCGAATTTCCGCCCTGGAGGACAGCATGGTCATCGACTACAGCCAGCAACGCACTCTTGCCTCTCAGGTCAACTCCGAGGTCATCGAAGCGCTGGGCGGCGCGGATTCCACGGCCTATCATGATAAGAATGTTCGGGGCAGGACATACAGCGAGTGCAACCGGGACATTCAGAACTGGTTCCGGGTGAACAGCCGCAACAACATCCCCCGCAAGCGTTTTGGTGAGGCTGTGGAGTACATCCAGCGCTGGAGGCCCAGCACCAATATGTCGATGATTATCCGGCAGACCAACCGGCAGATGCAGTTTTGCAGTTAAATATCCCATCCCAGCTATCTCGATGTGAGGTGGCGGGGATTTTTTGGCGGTGAACGATGAAATACCCCTTTACACCTGAATTACTCGACGCCCTTCCCGAAGAATTGGCCGAGCTGTTCCGCGGCCTGGAACTGAAGCTCCTCGAGGAAATCTGCTCGAGGTTCAAAATTGCGGGAGGGCTGAACGAAGTCACGGTGGACGATATCAAGGCCCTGCGCTCCCACGGCATTGAACTGGAGGAAATCAAGCGGGCCATCTCCCAGGCCACGGGCACCGGGGCCGATAAGCTGGACAAGCTCCTGGATGACGTGGTGGAGCGCAACCGGCAATACTACGTCGAAATGGTGGACTTGGCCCGGGTGACCGCGCCGGAGCGGATGGTGGACGAATCAGACATTGCGGCTATCAGGCGGCAGACCTGGGGGGCCTATAGGAACATAACCGGGTCTATGGGCTTTCTTGTGGTGAAGGGTGGGCGGCTAACCCTTCTTCCTCCGGCAAAAGCGTATGAGCACTGCCTTGATTCCGCCATCATGCAGATACAGTCCGGGGCAATCAGCTACAATCAGGCCATCGCCGAGGCCGTGAAGCAGCTGGCCGACAGCGGACTTTGCGTAGCCTATGACAAGAATGGAAATCCGCTGAAAAACCGCGTGGCCTATGAAAGCGGTCACATTGATCATCTGGACGTTGCTGTGCGGAGAGCAATTCAAACAGGGGTAGTGCAGCTTAGCGCCAAATATAGGGAACAATCCGTTGATTACCTGGAAACTGACCTTGTGGAAACCACTGCACACACTGGGGCACGAGACACAGGAACGGGCCCTGCCAATCACAAAAGCTGGCAGGGGCGGGTTTTCCGTTGGAGCGAGAAGCCTCGAGTCTCTAAGGGGAACTATCCTGATTTTGTAAGAACGACAGGATATGGAACGGGCGAGGGCCTTTGCGGATGGAATTGCCGGCACAATTTTTATCCGTATATAGAAGGAATTTCTGAACGCACCTACACTGATCAGGAGCTTGCAAATATTGACCCGCCGCCCATCACCTTCGAGGGCCGAACATACACGGCCTACGAGGCCACGCAAAAGCAGCGCATGATAGAACGCACCATCCGTAAGCAGCGCCGCCTAAAGACCGCGTACGAGGCCGCAGGGCTGGACGATAAGGCCACCGCCGCCAACATCCGCCTGCGCCGCCTGAACGAGAAGTACCGGGCATTCAGCAAGGCGGCGGGCCTGCCGGAGCAGCGGGAGAGGATGAAAGTCTCCTATGTGGATGATGCGTCCACGAAAAAGGCGGCGGAATTGCTTGAAAAACGCGCAGAATCTGGTATACTTAAAGATATAAACTATCACGGGATTCCTGTTACAGAGGAAGCGATACGGCGCGTTCCGCAAATTCAGCCGGAGGGCTGGAGCGTGGAGCAGGCGGAGCGTTTGCAGGAGGCCCACCGGGAACTGCTGCGGTCTGTGCAGGACAGGCCGGTCGGCACAGAGGCTGGGGCGATCTACTCGCCGGATTTACGGTTGATCGAGCGCAAGGTCGGAGATGCGGCGGAACAGCAGATCGTTATGCCGCGCTGTCATGAGCCGCATATTTTCGTGCACAACCACCCAAGCGGAGAGACATTCAGCTATACTGATTTAACATCGTTTTTGGCGAATGATAAAATGTATGGGATGACCGCCGTTGGGAACACAGGAAAACTTTATGCAGTATTCAAGAAAGAGGACTATGATGGGTTTTCATTTTGGAAAGCTCTGGATGACGCTTCTCCAAAGTTGAATGCAACGGCAGAAAAATTTGACATAAAGCAATACATTGACATTATTGAGAAGCTTTTGGAGGAGGCTAAGGAATATGGCATTGAATTTATCCGAGGCTGACAAAAAGCGCCTTGAGCGCGATTTAGCGGCGGCGGAACCATATGATGAAAACGCGCCTGAATTGCGCACCTTTGATGGTGAAGTGGATTTTGCCAGAATGAGGGCAACTATGGCAAAGAAATTTTTAGAAGAAGCTAAGAAGGAGAAAAAGTGAGCACAAAAAAGCAAGGGCGCTGGTATAACTGCCCCCACTGCGGCAAGGCCCTTTTCCCCCTGCGGGAGGACACCCGCATTGAGCATATGCCCTTCCGCTGTAAGGCGTGCAAGCATGATCTTGAGATAAACGCATTCCCAACAAAAATGAACAACCAGAGAGCCAAGAGCCTTTGAGCCAAGAGCCATTATCCTTTCGGAGCACCCGGAGGATGATGGCTCTTTCTCTTTCGGTAAAACCCGCTAACGCGGTTTTTATACAACCTGCCGCGAGGCGTTAAATCAGGGGCGACGGCCCGAAAACGGAGGTAAATAATATGAGCGAACCTATCACAAACGAGAACAACCTCACCCCGGCCCCCGCGCCGGAGCCTGCCCCTGAGAAAACCTTCACTCAGGCGGAGTTGGATTCCATTGTTGGCAAGCGCATTGCCAAAGCCATGAAGGGTATGCCCGGAGAGGAGGAGCTGACCGCTTTTCGGGTATGGAAGGAGAGCCAGCAGACCGAGAAGGAGCGCTGGGACACGCTGACCCGCGAACGGGACGAGAGCAAAACCGCCCTGACCGCCGCGCAGGCGGAACTGGAGCAGTACCGGCGGGAAAAGTTCCTGCTTGGCAAGGGCGTGCCCGCCGACGACGTGGACTACTACGCCTTCAAGATCGGCAAGCTGGTGACTGACGCCACGGACTTTGAAAAGGCGGCGGAGCAGTTCTTGAAGGACAATCCGCCCGTAGGGACGGTGCAGGTGGATTTGTCCGCCCCTCTGGGCGGCGGAAAGCCGTCCCCGAGCGAAAACGAAATGATGAACAGCCTCATCCGAGGCGCAAGAAAGTGAGGTACATAATTTGACAAACAAAAAGATGAAGTTCGGTATCCAGTTTTTTGCTGGTACAGCAAGCATGATTACCAGGGAAAACCTGTCCGGCCTGATTCCTGAGCCGGTAACCAGGGGCATTATCCAGGGCGCGATTCAGCGCTCCGCTGTGCTCAGCATGGGGCGGCGTCTGCCCAACATGACCAGCAAGACCCAGCACATGAACGTGCTGGACGCCCTGCCCGTGGCTTATTGGGTCAATGGTGACACCGGCTTCAAGAACACCACCAACATCGCCTGGGACAAGAAGCGGATCGTAGCGGAGGAAATCGCTGTTATCGTCCCTATCCCGGAAGCGGTTCTCGATGATTCCGACTACGACATCTGGGGTGAGAGCCGTCCGTTGCTGGAGCAGGCGTTCGGAAAGCGGATTGATGAAACCATCATCTTCGGCGTGGACAAGCCCGCGTCCTTCCGCAAGTCTCTGTATGAGACGGCGGAGGAGGTCGGGAATATCGTCGCCGCCACTGGAGATACCTTCACCGACATCATGGGCGAGGACGGCGTGATCGCAAAGGTGGAGGAGAGCGGATTCCTGCCCACCGGCGCGATGGCGGCGGTACGGATGAAGGCGAAGCTACGCGGCCTGACGGATACCACCGGCCAGCCCATTTTCAAGAGCGATATGCAAAGCCCCACCCGCTATTCCCTGGACGGCTTCCAGCTGGATTTCCCGATGAACGGCGCGTTTGACTTTGAAAAGGCGCTGATGATTGTGGGCGACTTCTCCCAGCTGGTGTATGCCGTTCGGCAAGACATTGAGTTCAAGATCTTCGACCAGGGCGTGGTCCAGGACCCCAACACAAAGGAGATCGTCTACAACCTGATGCAGAACGACATGGTGGCCCTCCGCGCCGTCATGCGTCTGGGCTGGGAGATTCCCAACCCCATCAACGCCTTCCAGCCCGACGAGAGCAAGCGGTCTCCCTTCGCGGTGTACGCCCCTGCGGAGTCTGGCGCGTCCGTAAACCCTTAACCGCACTGCTTGACGAACAGCCTGCCCCAGACCTCTCCGACATGACGAAGGCGCAGTTGCTTGACTACGCCGCGTCTGCCGGGGTGGAGGGGGTGAGCAGTGCCATGAACAAGGCTGAGATTTTGGCGGCGATTGAGGGGGCGCTCTGATGACCTACGCCGACTACGACTACTACCGCAACGAATACTTTGGGCAGACCATAGGGGAAGCAGATTTCCCCCGTCTGGCCCTCCACGCAAGCCAGTACATCGACTACATCACCCAGAGTAGGGCAAGGGACAGTATGGAACCCGTCAAAATGTGCTGCTGTGCCCTGGCGGAACAGTACCAGGCCATTGAGACGGCCCAGGCCCTGGCGCATAAAAGCCTTGCGGCGGGCGCTGGGGACGGCGCTGAGGTCCAGAGCGAGACGGTAGGGTCCTGGTCCAGGTCCTACCGCTCTGGCGGCGACAGCGCCCAATCAGCGGCCCAGGCGGCGGAGGCTGGACGGTCTGTTCTGCTGGACACCGCCCGCCGCTACCTGACAAATACCGGGCTGCTGTACCGGGGAGGGAGGTGCTGCGGGTGAGTATGTTCCCCCACACCATCGCCCTCTATAACGTGGAGGTCATCCCGGGGGCCGGTTACAAGGACACCGTGATTAACCACATCACATTCCTGCGTGGTGTGCTCCTGGATGCCTCAAAGGCCGTTAACGTTCGTGAGAGCGGCTATGAGGGGGCAGACGCGGTAAACCTGTATATTCCCTTCGACGTTGAGGCGGTGGATGCGTCGACCGGGAAACCAAAAAAATACACGCCGCCCATCGAGTTTTGGCGGGCCGAGGACAAAAGTGAGATGTGGACGCTGGCAATCAGCAAAAAGGGCGCATCCGGCGATGGATATACCTTTCTTGTGAAGGGTGAAGTCCTGCCGCCAGAGGGCACAAAGCCTGAGCTTGTGGCAAATGTGGTTGAGGCCGGAAACGATGATGTGTACAACATCACCAAGATCGACACCAAGGATTTTGGCAGGCTTCAGCATTGGGAAGTGGGGGCGGTCTGAATGGGATATTTAAAGTTCAGCATCAGTGAGGATTTCTCCGATATTCTTTGCAAAAAACTGGAGCAGGCTGGGCCAAAAGCGGCACACGGACTGGCTTTACAAATTGCAAAAGACACTGAGCCATTTGTGCCAGCCATGACAAAATCCCTTGTGAACCGTTCGCAGGCTATCGAAAACAAGGTCGTTTACCCCGGCCCATACGCAAGATACCTGTACTACGGAAAAGTCATGGTAGATGCAGCCACCGGGAAAGGGCCTATGCGAATCGTAAGTAAGGACGGTTCGGAAGTTATCAGATTTCGAAAGGGCGCGAGGCTCAGGCCGACAAACCGCCGCTTGAAAATCAGCAGATCGGTACACAAAGATGCACAGTCCCATTGGCTGGAAGCGTCAAAGGCGAAAAATATGGATAAGTGGGAGCGCGTAGCGGGAAAGCTGGTGGATAAATATCTTGACAAATAAACAAACAAGACGTTTACGGGTTCAAGAATCAGAACGTGCAAAAATTGACAGAAATGTTCTGATATGGCTCAGCTCCTGGCCCGATCTTCCAGCGGATATTTCAAAAGGCGTTGTCGTTCCAGAGTCCAACCTCGCCGCAGACGTTCCAGGCATGGCACTTTCCAGAATAACCACCGCTTTCATCAACAAGTTCTATATTTTAGGCGGGTATCAAGCTGAGTATCAGTTTTCTGTAATTTATCGGTTTAAGCCCGTATCAATGGATAGCGTTTTAAGCGCAGACGAACTTTTGAACAACCTGGGAGACTGGGCAGCTCAAAACAAGCCAAATCTCGGAGATGGAATCCGAGTTACAGAGGTTACCCCAACATCACAAGCAGAGCTTTACTCCCCGTATGAAAACGGGGACGAGGATCACCAGATCCCAATAAAAATTATTTACGAGGTGATATAAATGGCATTCACATTTAACGTCCCGGAGGGCGAGACGATTGCCCGTGAACTTTTGATCGCGTATCTGAACACTGGAACCGATTCGTCCCCAGTGTGGTCTCCGTTGGGTAAGCGGACCACGGACAGCTCCGAGGAGTTTGACTGGGGGGAGGAAAACTCTCAGGACATCTTGGGCAACACCTACCCGAAAATGAAGAAGCCGACGATTACCCAAACCTTCGACCCGTGGGATTTGGACGGCGGCGACGCGGCGCAGCAGAAGGTGTATCAGCTGGCCATTGTGGAACAGAACGCCCAGGCGCTATGCAATATGGACATGATGATCGCGCACTTCTACACCACCAGCAGCGGCAGTTCCGGCGGCAGCTTTGCGGAGCGGTACAGCTCCTGCATGGTCAAACCGTCCGGGCTTGGCGGTGAGGGCGGCGGCAATATCGGTATGCCCGTAGATGTTACATACGGCGGCGAACGTACCGTCGGCACTGTAACAAAGGGTGCTGGTGGATCCGTAACCTTTGCTGCTTCCGGGGAGGTCGAGTCCTGATGAAAGAACTTTCCTTTGCAACTGGCCTTGTAAGCTACTCACTGAATAGAAAAGAGGAAGTGGAGTTTAATCCGACGGACAGTGCGTTTGTTGAACGGCTTTTTAACACGTTCGATTCTCTGGACAAAAAGCAAGAGGATCACAAGGCGGAAATTGAGAGAATCGCCGATAACCGGGAGATTTTTGACGTGGCCAGGAGGCGGGACGCAGAGATGCGGAGCATGATCGACGAGGCGTTTGGACACCCTGTGTGCGATGCTGTGTTCGGGAACATGAACGTCTACGCGATGGCGGACGGGCTTCCGGCCTGGGCCAATCTCATGCTTGTCGTTATGGACGAGATTGATACCGGCTTTGCCAGGGAGCAGAAAGCGACAAACCCGAGGCTGAAAAAGTATCTCGACAAATGGAAAAAGAAGTAAATCATGACCTTCCTGAGAGTTTGGAGGTAGGCGGGACTTCTTACGCCATACGGAGCGGGTACAGGGCGGCGCTGGACATATGCGAAGCCCTATCAGACCCGGAGCTTTCCCAGCAAGAAAAAGCGCTTGCGGCGGTGTACATCATGTACATAGACTTTGAGTCCATTCCGCAAGAGCATTTCGAGGAAGCGCTTGAAAAGTGTTTTTGGTTCATTGATTGCGGAATGGAGTATGAGCACCGGCAGAAATCTCCCCGGCTTGTGGACTGGAAGCAAGACTTTCCGATCATTGCAGCCCCGGTGAATCGGGTATTGGGCACCGAAGTCAGACGAAGGTCCGGGCCGGATGATTATGGGGTTCATTGGTGGACATTTATTTCCGCCTATCAGGAAATCGGGGACTGCACCTTTGCCCAGGTGATACGCGTCCGCGACCGAAAAGCACGAGGGAAAGCGCTCGACAAGCAGGATCGGGAATGGTATAGACGAAACCGGGATCTGGTGGACTTCAAAAACCAGTATACCGACACAGACCAAGCCCTTTTGAGGGAGTGGGGCGGCGTATAGCCGCCGTTACTCCAATCCGGCGGAAACAAAACCTCTCCGCCGGATTGGAGTAGTGAATATCCACATTGTGCCTTAGATTTTGATGAAAGGCGGTGATGGTTTGGCTTCTAATGTTGATGGGTCTGTTGTCATTGATGTTGACTTCAATATAAATGACGCAGAAAAAGAGCTTGCGCGGCTGAAAACGAAGGTTTTCAAGCTGGAAGATGAAGTTTCCGAGAAAACGGCCAAGAGCGATGTCCTGAAAGAGCGGTTCCGGGCGGCGGAAAAAGAGTTTGACGCGTTAAGCAAGAAAAAGAACAGCTTTGACACCACGATTTTTTCGGCACAAGACGAGGCGAGGATTGCAGAGCTGGGGAAAACCATGCAAAACCTCGACAAGGAGATAAAGGCCATTGATGAAGATATTGATCAAGGCAACGTTTCTTTGGAGTGGACAAAGCAGCGGTATGGCGAAATCGTAAAAATCGCAGAACGCCTTCAAACGGTTCAAAAGTCTGCCGGGGGCAGAGAATCTGCTGAAATATCCGATCAGCATATCGCGGATTTGAGCCAAGAGCTTGCACAGCTTAAACAGAGGCTGGCCGAACTGAAAAAATCTGGGATTGGTCTTGGACACAGGGAATTTGACGAAATTACATCCAAGATAGCCGCAATAAACCGGGAAATTAAGGAATATGAGAAAAACCTAACCAGTGTATCCGATGTGGATCTTTCTGGTAGCGCCGCGACAAAGGTTGCGGATGAAATGTTCCAGGATATGGCAGACCACGCACAGGAGACCATGAAGTGGGTGGAACGGCTACGGGATGATCTGGCGGATCTTGAGGACAGGAAATCCAGCCTGGGACTTGCGTTTGGCGCGCGGGACGAGTACAGGGAGATTCAAAGCGAAATCGACAGCGTTACCGCACACCTGAACACGATGCTGGAAGATTTGGACAGTCTTGCCAGAAGCGGCGCTTTGGGGAGGCTGGCGGGCGGCTCCGAGATAGCAGAGCAGCGCATCCGGGAGCTTGAGAATGAGCTTGATAATCTCAACAGGAAGCAAGCAAACCTCGGAATGGCGTTTGGGGCAAAGAAAGAATATGAAAGCCTTTCTGTGGAAATCGAGCGCGTCAGCGGCCTGATAGACAGCTATGAGAAAAGCCTCAGCGATGACGCGGTATTTCGCCGAATGGCGGAGGACGCAGAGGTGGCAAACCAGCACATTGTCGATTTGTGCCAGGAGCTGGAAGAACTGAAGGAGACACAAAAAGAGCTGGAACAGGCTGGTATCGGCCTTGGGTTCCAGGAATATGACGAAAATGTTTCCCGGATTTCAGAAATAAATAAGGAGCTAAAGAAGTACAAAAGCGGATTGTCCGATAGCGGCACGGGAGACGATGGACTATCCGGGAAATTTGAAGCGGCACAAAAAATGACTTCAATTCTCGGAAAGTTATCCAAAACACTGGGCGGCAGCGGTTCCATTGCAACGGAAGGTGCGGCGGCGGCGGAAGGGCTTGCCGGGGCAGCGGCGGGTATGGAGGGCTTGTCTGCGTCCGCAGCGGCGGCGGGGCCCGCTGTTATCGCGGTGGTTGCGGCAATCGCGCTGCTCAAAGCCGCCGCAGACAAGATAGCCGAGGAAGCAAAAAAGCTGACCACTTCTTTTGCGGAATTTCTCAAAAATGGGGTAAATGTCTTAAAAAAATTCGGAAAGTATGCTGTTAAGGCTTTTCAAATTGCCGCGTCCGGCGCACTTGTGGCAATCGAGCGCATGAATGTGTTCCCCAAGATGTTCAGTTCTATCGGGAAGTCATTGAAGCAATTGGGGCGCACAGTTAAGAGCGCGTTGGTTTTTTCAGTCATCTATAAGGGCCTTTCTATGCTTCGTCAGCAGATGAGCGCGTATCTGATGGTTAATGCGCAGTTTGCGACATCCCTCCGCCGCCTGCAAGGCGTTTTGCTCACCGCATTTCAGCCCATTTATGAAGTGGTGGTTCCCGCCTTAACCACACTGATAAACGTCCTGTCAAGAGCAATTGCGGTTGTCGCACAATTTATAGCCGCCCTGTTCGGAAAGACCGCAAAACAAGCCCAGCAAAATGCCTCCGCGCTAAATAAGCAGGCCGGGGCAACAACGGCGGCGGGCAACGCGGCGGAGGAAGCGGCGCTCCAGCTGGCAGAGTTTGACGAGATCAATAAGCTGGAGGGGAATAAATCTGCCGGCGGCGGTGGCGGTGGCGGAGTAGACGTAGACACTGGTCCGCTGTTTGACTGGGAATACGAGGATATGCCCTTCGACAGCTGGGGCGAGGCGTTCAGCGCGTTCCTGGACAAGCTGTTGGCTGGGATCCCAAAGCTGAAAGAGGCGTTTAAGAATTTTGCGGACTGGCTAAACGACTTCACCAAAAAGCTCTATGATATGTTCACGTTTCCCGGCATCCTGGACAAGGTGAAACAGCTGGGGCATGATCTGGCGGACGCGCTCAATTATTTGGTCAATCAAATTAACTGGTATCAGCTGGGGCAGGCTCTTGGCGCTGGACTGAATTTGGCGCTCAATTTCCTGACGAGCTTCCTGTACACATTTGACTGGATCAATCTCGGCGAATCACTGGCGGGGCTGGTGAATGGACTGGCATCCGAGGTTGATTGGTACGAATTTGGGCGGCTGCTGTGGTCTGGATTCAAAATCGGACTGGAAACGCTGGCGGGGTTCTTGATGGGGCTTAATATGCCTCTGCTGGCCCAGTCCGCAAGCAACATTGTGATTGGCTTCTTCACGGAAATGAAGAATACCATCGAGCGCGTTCCGTGGAGGGATATTGGGTGGCAAATCGCCACATTCCTGGTAAATCTGGATTGGTATGGTATGCTGTCCAGCGTCACATCGGCCATCGCGGCTGGGCTTATGGCGGCGGTGGCGGGCATTTCCGGATTTTTGGATCGCATTGTTCCAGAGCTGGATCGTATTGCCGGAGAGATCGTCCAGGCGCTGATTGAATTTTTCCGGGATAAGGTGGAATGGGACAAGCTGGCACAGTCCATAGGGGACGGAATCGCGGCGGCGTTCCAATTTGTGGCGGGGCTGCTCAACCCGGAGCTGTTCTATGAGATCGGAAGCGCCATCGGAAACTTCCTCATCAACCTGCAATGGGGGGAAATTTTCGGCGGGCTGGCGCAGGCGTTGGCAAATGGAATTAATTCCGCCATAGCGTTTTTGCGCGGCATACTTGACGAGATGACCCCGGAAAAGCTGCGGGCCATCGCGGATGATATCGCGGACAAAATCAACAAATTTGTTGAGGATGTGAATTGGGAAGAACTTGGTCAGACCATCAGCGATGGCATTGAAGCGGCATTGGATTTCCTGATTGAACTGATGGACCAGATTGACTGGGATGCGGTAGGCGAGGCCGTAGCCAACTGCTTGCAAAAGATTGACTGGGATACCTTGCTGACGAAATGGGGTACACTCTTGGGCGAAATTATGAATGCCAAGATGAAGGTCATTGACCTGTCTGGCGCGCTTGATATCGGCCTAAATATTGTAAAAGGCATCGCAAAGGGTATGCTGAATGAGTTCCTCGCTGGTGGCGGCATCATCGGATGGCTAAAACGCACCTTCGTTGACAAACTGCTGGGAGGGGTAATGAGCCTGTTTGGCATCCACTCTCCGTCTACCGTTTTTGAAGGGTACGGAAAGAATTTGATTGAAGGTCTTGGGCTTGGAATTTCCGGAATCTGGCACACTATCACAGATTTCTTTGGGGAAAAATTAGGTGCCTTGAAAAAGCAGCTGACAGATAAATGGGATGAAATGAAGCAAAACGCCTCAGAAAAGTGGTCGGAAATTAAAGACGCACTCGGGCAAAAATGGTCTGAAATCAAAGAAAAGGCCGGGGCTAAATTCGATGAAGTGAAATCAAAAATTTCCGAAATTTGGGAGAACACAAAAACGGAAACATCTTCTAAATGGGACGCAATCAAGTCATCCCTGTCCGATACGTGGGAGAAGGTTAAGACAACAGCACAGGAAAAATTCACGAACATAAAGGAAAGCATTATAGAAAAAATGGGGGGTTTGAAAAACCACGACTGGAAATCAATCGGCTCTAACGTTATGGACGGAATTTGGAGCGGCCTAAAAAGTGTCTGGAATTCTGTCACTTCGTGGGCATCTAACGCGGCCAAATGGCTTGGCGATGCGTTTAATGGCGCGAAGAGATCTGTCCAGGGCGCGGCAACGGGGGCAATGGCGGGAACGGGCGGAAGAAGCGTATCTGCCGCGAGTATGCCAGATATCTCCGGATACCGCATACCAGCACTTGCTCAAGGCGCGGTCATTCCGCCCAACCGGGAGTTTCTGGCGGTGCTGGGCGACCAGCGCAGCGGGAACAACTTGGAGGGGCCGGAAGGCTTGTTCCGTCAGATTGTTCGAGATGAGAATGCGGCTATGATTGGTGTGCTCCAAGCTATCCTATCTGCCATCAGAGAAGGGAAAGAGCTTTCTGTGGATAAGACTATTTTTGCAAAGCTGGTTTATGGAACCTACAGCGCGGAGGCTGGCCGTGTGGGCGTAAGGCTTACGGAGGTGCGTGGATGAAAAAATTTGTGTTTACAGTAGATGGTATCCAATATAAAAACATTCATGTGCTCTCTGTCAAACGATCCTTCTCTGTCCTTGATGGAGAAAATGCGGGGCGCACGATGGATGGATCCATGCAGAGAGATGTTATTGGTACATACTACAATTATTCTCTGGAAATTGACCCGTCAGACAGCGACCCAAAAGAATACGATGCGCTCTATGAAGTTTTGTCCGCCCCGGTTAATAGCCACGATGTAACATTCCCCTACGGGCGCGGCGAGCTATCTTTCCAGGCGTATGTATCCAATGGTGATGATGAGCTTTTCGACGCATCGGAGGGCGTAAACCGTTGGGACAACCTCTCCATAAACTTCGTCGCCATGAATCCACAAAGGAGGCCCGCGTGAGCGTACGCATCGTATACCAGGACATTGCCGCCGGGGCG